TTTTTATGTATTTGATGCTGGTGATTGGGATTCCAATATTGCTGGATGGCATGGACAGATAAGTACTGAAGATACAAATTATGCATCAACTTATTATCCATGGGTAAAAATACTCGATGATGAAAATAATAAACACGTATGGGTGCCACCATCAGTGGTATTACCTGGAGTTATTTCATTTACAGATAAAGTAGCTCATCCATGGTTTGCACCAGCGGGACTTAATAGAGGTGGATTAACTGATGTATTGATGGCAAAAGAAAGATTAACACATGCTGAAAGAGATACATTGTATGAAAATAGAGTTAATCCTATCGCGACATTCCCTGGTGAAGGTGTAGTTGTTTGGGGACAAAAAACACTACAAGCTAAACCATCTGCACTTGATAGAGTGAATGTAAGACGATTACTTATAAAAATAAGAAAGTTCATCGCATCTTCTTCAAGATTCTTAGTATTTGAACAGAATACAAATGCTACAAGACAACGATTCTTAAATATAGTTAATCCTTATTTAGAAACTGTTCAGTCTAACAGTGGTGTATCGGCATTTAGAGTTGTAATGGATGATTCAAATAATACACCAGATGTAGTTGATAGAAATGAGTTAAGAGGACAAATATTTGTTCAACCAACAAGAACTGCTGAATTTATAATATTAGACTTCATTGTTCAACCAACAGGGGCTACATTCGAAGATTAATAGTAAATTAAAAAAAGCCCACTAATCGTGGGCTTTTTTGTCTTATCTTATATTTATATTTAGATAAGTTATTAATAAATAGGAGAAATATAATGGCACAATTAGTAGATGCTAATGATATAATGTTTACACCGTTTGAACCGAAAATAAAACAACGGTTTTTGATGCAAATAGACGGTATTCCAGCATACCTAATAAAAACTACAAACAGACCTCAAATTACATTTGAAGAAGTTCAATTGGATCATTTGAATGTCAGACGTTGGGTTAAAGGTAAAGGTGTGTGGCAAACATTACAATGTACATTATATGATCCAGTTGTTCCATCAGCTGCACAAGCTGTTATGGAATGGGTTAGATTGTCTCATGAATCAGTTACTGGTAGAGATGGATATTCAGATTTTTATAAAAAAGATGTTACGTTTCAGGTGTTAGGTCCAGTTGGAGATATAGTAGAAGAGTGGAAATTGAAAGGAACTTGGATTCAAGATGCACAGTTTGGTGATTTAGATTTCGCTGCAAGTGACCCAGTTGATATAACTTTGACATTACGATACGATTACGCAATATTACAATTTTAATTTAAACACAACCACACCGGTCTCACTTAAAAGAGGAAATTATTTTCCTCTTTTTTGTTTATGTATATATTTATATATGAAATTGGAGAAATTAATATGTCAAAAGATAAATTACCAACAGGACCAGATGTTTACGGTGGAGGAGATGGACTTCCAGATTGGATGCAATTTACTATAACAGTTGGGATGTTTGGATTGTTAATTTGGATATTATATCTACTATTTCACCCAACATTGCAACTTGATGATACACATAGAGATTTATTGAATATTCTATTAGGTAGTTTTATAGCTTCATTTGGTAAATGTATTGATTTTTGGTTTAGACATTCAAAGAAAAAAGAGAATAAATAATGTTAAAAACTTTTGATGATATAATAGATATTTTACTAGAACACGAAGGTGGATATGTAAATGACGCGAGCGATTTAGGCGGCGAAACTCATTGGGGTATCACTAAACGATTTTATCCAGACGTTGATATAAAAAATCTTACAAGAGAAGGCGCTAAAGAAATTTATTATAAAGATTATTGGATTAGATATAAAGTACCACAATTACCTGAAAATTTAAGACATATATATTTTGATATGTGTGTTAATCAGGGGGTTGGTACAGCCGTAAAAGTTTTACAGAGAGCATGTAATGCTAAGGGAGCCAAATTAAAAGTTGATGGTGGTATGGGTCCCAACACTATACAATCTATAAATAAATATACTCCATGTGACAACAGAGTTAGATGTTATAGATTAAAACACTACTATGATCTCGTAAACAAAAAACCAGAACAAGAAAAGTTTTTGTTTGGTTGGTTTAGGAGAGCATTAGAAGTTTAAAAAAACGGAGGTTATTATGTCAGACAAAGAAAAATATTCATTTCCATTTGAACCTATAGATTTACCATCTGGTGGAAAATTATATGCAGATGGAAGTCCACTCAGAGATGGAACTATAGATATTAAATATATGACAGCTAGAGAAGAAGATATTTTGACATCTCAAAATCTTATTAAAAAGGGTATAGTATTAGATTTACTTATGAATTCTTTAATATTATCTAAAGGGGTACATGTAGATGATTTATTAGTAGGTGATAAAAATGCTGTTATGGTAGCTGCTAGAATATTGGCTTATGGATCAGATTATACAGTTTCATTGACAGATTATGAAACTGATGAGCAATTTGAACATACTTTTAATCTTGCTGATTTACCCTATAAAGTTTTACCTGATGATGTTACTTATGATAAAAATGAATTCGAAATTGAATTACCAGTATCTAAATCTAATATCATTTTTAAATTATTAAATGGTAGGGATGAAAAATCAATAAATTCTGAATTAAAGGCTTTAGAAAAATTGGGAAGTACTTCTAAAGATATAACCACCAGATTAAAACATTCTATATTATCAGTAGACGGGGAGTCTGATAAGTCTAAAATAAATGATTTTGTTGATAATATGCTTTCCAGGGATTCTTTATTTTTAAGAAATAGAATTACAAAAATATCTCCTGATATTGAATTTACACAAATAGTTGAATTTAATGGTACGGAAAGAGAGGTGATAGTTCCAATGGAACTAGGCTTTTTTTGGCCTTCCTCCTGATTATAGGAAAATTTTACATGAAGACATATTCGCTTTAATATATCACGCCAATGGGTTTACTCATTCGGATGTTTACAGTATGCCAGTTTATCTTAGACGGTTTTATATTAAAACCCTAATAAAAGAAAAAGAAAAAGAAAAAAAGGCTATTGAAAAACAAAATAATCAGTCAGAATTTGTAGATCCTAGATTGAGATATAAATAATTTTTATTATTGATATATTTATATATGAATAATAATATTTAAATATCACTGGGGATTTATATATGCCAACTGGAGATAATTCAAAAGGACCAAATAAACGGAAAACAAGTGCTAAGCAACGAGCTGCAGCTAAGAAAAATATAGCTAAAGCTAGACAAGTGCAAGATAAGCGTATAAATGATCTAAAAGAACAACAGCTAGACATTCAACAAAAAATTAATATAGAACTTGAAAAAGAGTGGATGCTTGGTGATAAATTAACTAGAAGTGAAAGAAAACACGCTGAGAATCTCCAACAACAATTAGAAGCTAGAATCCAAACTACTACGGGTTTAGGTAGAAAAAATCAACTTACAAAAGAACAACAGTCCTTATTAAAAGATGAACTTGGTGTATTACAAAAAATTGCTAAGGGTGGAAAATCTGCTTTATCTTTACAAAGAGATTTATTAAAAATACATCAAGAAATATTTGACATGGAGGAGGGTGATGCTAAAGAGTCGAAAAAACGACAAGCAGCCATGTTAAATCATGAAATTAAGTTTAGGAAAGTTACCGAATTAAAGGCTAAAAAGGCAAAAGAGTTTAAAGAGTCTATGAATGCTGCATTTCCTATATCCAAGAAAATTTTCAATACACTTAAAGCTCTAGCTACAAATCCAATGGTTGCGATGGTGGCGGCTATAGCGTTATTACTAAAAACATTTACTGACTTTTCAAATCAAGTAGATCAAGTTGGTAAATCATTTGGTGCATTAGGAGTTCAAAGTAAAGAAGTAAGACGTACATTAGGTCAAATATTAAGAGATGGTATATCGTTAGATATTAGTATGCAACAATTATCAGCTGTAATGCCATCTATAGCTTCCAATTTTGGTTCTAGTATGGTTGACTCTATGAAATTAGCCGATAATGCTGTTAGACTTGGTATGGCATTGGGAACTTCATCTGGTGAAAGTGTACAATTATTAAATATTTTTAAGAATATACATGGATTATCAGCTGAATTAGCTATTGATGCAGTTAAACAACAAGCCGCATTCGCAAAAACTCAGGGAGTAGTTCCAGCGGCTATTGTTAAAGATATGGCTGGTAGTACAGAGTTTATAGCTAAACAAAGTAATGCTACTACAGAAAATATATTAAATGCCGCCATAGCTGCTAATAAATTAGGTAACAGTTTAAAGTCGGTAGAGGGTATGTCATCATCTTTACTTGATTTTCAATCTTCTATAAGAAATGAATTTGAGATAAGTGCTTTATTGGGTAGAAGAGTCAATCTTACTGAAGCTAGAGGACTTATGTTATCAGGTAAAAAGGCAGAAGGTTATAAAGCTGTAGTAGAACAATTAAAAGGTATAGATGTAAATACTTTAGATCCACTTACATTTAATAAATTAGCAGAAGCTACGGGACTACAAGCTGAAGAATTAAGAAAATCTGTAAATAATGCCAGTAATTTAAATAATGTTATGTCTGCTACTGGTGCTACACTAAACAATATGGATACATCTAAATTAACTGCCGAAGATGCAGTTACTTCTTTAACTAAAGGTAGAAATGAATTGAAAAATTTTGGTAGAGGAGTTAATGAGGATATAGTGGATGGATTTGATTCGGCAGAAGGTGCGATTGATGGTATGAGAGCATCACTCGATGGAGTTAGAAGTGTAGTTAAAGGACTTGGTATAGTATTGTCAGCTGCTGTTGTTTCTATGGTAGCTTTAGTTGCATGGGGAACTAAATTTGCAGTACAAATGGCTAGAGCTTCTATGGAATTACAACGGGCTCAATATATGGGAGCTCAAACATCTAGAGGTAGATTTGCTGGAAAAGGTGGAGGTGCTTATCCAGTTTCTGGTCCCATGAGTAATTTATATTCAGGATGGGGAGCCGGTGGACAAGGATCCAGCTCTCATTTATTTGGTGGAGGTCCACAAGTATTTCAACATAAAAGTGGTAGATATTCTGTCAGAGGGGCTGGAGTAAAAGGTTCGTTTGGTAGTATGGAACAAGCCCAATCTGCTATTAGTAAAAAGATGGGTGGTGGTGCTCGTGGTGGAAGAATGTTAGGTGCAAGAGGTGGTATGTATGGAACTGCTGCAATGTTAGGAATGATGGCTTTATCGGGTGGTATGCCAAAAGGTGGAGCTGAAACTGGAGGATTACTTGGTTCACTTGGTGGTGGAGGCATTGGTGCGGCTATTGGTAGTGCTATTGCGCCAGGCATTGGTACTATGATAGGTGGTTTTATTGGTAGTATGCTTGGATCATCAGCTGGATCATCAATTGGAGGATCATTTCACACTGGAACCGGGCATGTACCAAAAGATGGAAGATATAATTTAAAAGCTGGAGAGGGTGTGATTCCATCACAATTAAATAATTTAGGTGCATTAGGAGGTATATCATCTACTATGGGTGGATCAAGTGGTGGAACTATTAAAGTTCAGATAGATGATGAATCTCTTGCAAAATTTGAAAAAGTAACCGTAAGTGCTAATAAAAAATCAAATTTATTATCAAATGATACTATTAAAATGAGAGATTCACAGGATAAAACTACTAGTATATGGGCTATGGGTATAGTTTAATGGGAGAATATCAATGGGATTAGATAAGCTTAAAAATTTATCTCCATTAGGATTGGATAAAATAAATAAACCATCAGATTCTATTACAGGTGGTAGACATGGTGGTATAGAATCTAGTGCTGTTGGCGCTATGCCCCCACATCAAGATGATCATTCTCTTTTAGATAATATTCCTGGTAATTTACCATACCATAAATCTAATACTTATGAGAATAATATTAATTCAAATCAAAATGGTAACTTTCCCAAAACATTTGAAAATTTAATACAAAATTCTAATAATCCACTAATGACTAATCATTGGGAAGATATAGGATTAATAAATAAACCAGTATCACAAGAGGTTGATTTTCAAAATTTACAGTATGGTGGATTTACACACCAATTATCAGAATTTCCAAATGGATTTGTTCAGAATCCAATATTAAAATTTAGTTTATTAACAAATAAAACTCAAACTATACCTTTAACGAGCAATTTTAGTGATGTAACGGGATTTAATTTATCAGACTTAACTGACACTACATTTAATAACTCGGTATTAGATAATATAAATTTAGATAATAATTTTTATTCAAATGATTCTAAAAACAAATATTTTAATCCAGGGGAGGGTATAACTACCACAAATAATACTCCTATTAGTGATTTTCAGGAAAATCATTATGATCCTAGACAGAGTAGAACTATATTTTCAGATACCTCATGGCCTAGTTCACTAGGAGCTACAGGTCAAAAGGAAATAAATTTTTTAGAACCTAATATTTATCCTGGATCCACTTTAGATGAAATTAATGATTCTAAATATGAAAATCATATACCCAATACTTTACTTAACTATAGTTCTACAGTTTTTGATCCTAGAACAGAATCAGATGTTCCTGGATTTGATTTTTTATCTTTCGGTAATAATAAAATACCTTTTTATAATGCTCAAAATTTATATGAAGGATCTGCGTTAAATAATTTATATTCACCGACTTTTATACCTTTTTCAGATAGTGAAAATGACATATCTAAAATGTCACAATATGTCGGTGTTACTCCGGAATCTCCATACATCGATACTACTGTATTTAATGATGATTTAACATCTAATGGTAAAAGATATAACGTATACGGTACTAATAATCCATTTGCTGGATATGATCCTAGACAACAGAGAAGTATATTTGGAGATTTGGATTTTGGACAAAAAATTATAGGATTTCCCAATCCCAAAAATTTATATAAAGGAACTATGTTTGATGATAATTTAGAAGTAGTCACTCCTACTGTATCTAATCCAATGAGTACTAAAGAATTTTCTGTAAATTATACACCTAATCAACCTAGTATTCCATTTGATTATTCTGCTGGAACTTCTGCCTTTGGAACTACTAAATTAGAAGATCAAAATCAAT